AAAAGAACTTTGCACGGGCGTGCAGTTCAGTTTGCCGGCTGAGCGCACAGCCTGAGCACAGGCACCGTCAAAAACGTATTGACGGATTATTACCTGCCAGTGTATAGCGATCATCGTGACCGGGAAACCAAAGAACATTTCACGACACGCGTGGGCAAAGCACCAACGACTCAGCGCCCAAGGAAACGGAAAACGAACATGGAAAAAAACAACGACGTCAGCGATCAGTTGGAGTTAGAGGCGCTGCGGCTCGCTCAACGAGCGCATCACTCTATCGAGCAGCTAGAGTCTCACCGGAAGCACCGCGCTTCCGAATACGCAGAGCGAATCAAGCGTCTGCGGAAGATCCTCCAGACCATCTCGCAGAAAAGCCAGATGGGAATTCTGCCGCTGGAAGGCATGACGCAGATCACGCTGTCTGAGGACGACCTCGCTCTGGTGCATGATCCGTTGCGCGCGATGTGATAACCTACACGCTCAATCTCCAGCCTGTATTCCGCACGCGCTACGACGGCGCCAGCGACGAGGCCAAGCTCATGGCTGAGGTCTTCGCTCGGCTGATCGAGATGGACGACATCAAGATGGACGCGGCGGCCTCGCTCGTTCGCCGGCTCGCAACGCTGGCCGACCTGAGCGCATCCGGCTTCGGGCTGGTGCTGCGCTTCGGCTCAGGCGACACCGGAGCCATCCTGCAATCCTACGAGCAGCAGGCCGAGCGTCGAGGCGTGACCCGTCAGGCGCTGCACTGGCAGTGGGCGAACGACCTGAAGACGATCAAACTTTGCTTTCCAGAGGTCGCCGCGCTGCTCGCTGAGTATCGAGCCAACGTCAGCCACAAGGAAGGCGCGATGTCAGCCGCAGACGGCTTGCGCGACGCGCTCGAACAAGGTCCGGCATGACCTCCAGCCAGCGCAACAGGGCAAGCCAGCATTCCGATGCTCGGCAGACCCTAGTGATTCCATCAGCCGGGCGGTCAAATGGCCTAGGATCGCACGCAATGGGCGTTTGCCAAGGCATGGGGGCTGGGGAGGTAGTAGACTTCTAGGCCAAAAACGGGTCTGCGGGTTACAAGACCTAGTGCAAGAATTTGCGACTGACTTTTTTTACAATCTTTACAAATGAAGTTTGAAACCGTGCTCCTGTCCGCGCTGTCGCTTGACCCGTCGAACGTCCGCAAGCACTCGCGCAAGAATTTGGACGCGATCAAAGCCAGCCTGCGAAAGTTCGGTCAGCAAAAGCCGATCGTCGTGGACGCAAAAGGAATTGTGCTCGCCGGCAACGGAACTCTGACCGCAGCGCAGGAACTAGGCTGGACCAAGATTGAAATCACGCGCACCGAGTTGACCGGAGTCGAGGCCACGGCGTTCGCGATTGCTGATAACCGGACGGCTGAACTGGCAGAGTGGGACGAAGACGGACTCGCCAAGGTGCTGGAATCGCTAAAGGTCGAGGACGCGGATTTACTCGCGGCGACCGGCTACGATTCTGCCGAGGTGGACAAGATGCTCGGCGCTGAAGTGACTCAGGACGAGGTGCCAGAACCGCCAGCCGATCCGATTACGAAGCTGGGCGACCTTTGGATTCTCGGCGATCATCGTGTATTGTGCGGCGACTCGACAAAAGAGCAGGATGTAACAAGGTTGATGGACGATGTGAAGGTCGACGCGGTCTTGACTGATCCGCCATACGGGACAGGGATGAATGCTCCAAATGGTCTAGGGAATAGCAGGGTTGCAATGGTGATGGCAGGAGATGAGGACGCATCCCTTGCGCGATCTGCGTTCCGCTTTTGGTCGAATGTTGCACCGATACAAATCTGGTGGGGCGCAAACTATTTTAGTGACGCGATACCCGGTTCGTCGTCTTGGGCTGTTTGGGACAAAGATCATCACGGGATGACGTTTGCTGACGCGGAACTTGCTTATGTAAGCGTCGGTGGTCCAGTGCGAGTTTTTCGTCACGCATGGAGCGGAAACCACAAGGCATCCGAACGCGATGCGAAGCGAGAACATCCAACACAGAAACCTGTCGCGCTATATCAGTGGGTCTTTGATTGCTGGCTTTCCAAATCCAAGATCATAGCAGACCCGTTCCTCGGCTCAGGCACCACGCTGATCGCCGCCGAGCAACTGAACCGCAAGTGCTACGGCTTGGAAATCTCGCCGGCTTATTGCGACGTGATCGTGCAGCGATGGGAAACGCTTACCGGAAAAAAGGCCGTGCTTGAAAAGCTGATGCCATGACCGACCCAGCGCAGTCAGCCGCTGAAATCTTAGCTCGCCGCAATGTCTCGAACATCGCGACGAAGCTGAAGGCCGGCAAGACGCTGACGACCTCCGAGCGCAAAGCGCTGAACGATTTCCAATCTGGTCAGCTCGACGGCTGGGTGAAGGACACGACCACGCTGGCAAAAGAACTCGGCTTGTCGCGCCAAGCGATCTACGACGCCCGCAACCGCTTCCCTGATGCGCCGAAAAAGCACGAGGACGGGCATCGCGAAAACTTAACAGCGTGGCAGCAGTTCTGCGCGGACAACGTGATCGGCAAGGACACGGCCACGAAGAACCTTGCCGACCTGAAAGCGGAACTGATGCGCGAGCAGATCCGGCTGGCGCGCGCAAAGAACGAACGCGAGGCCGGCGACGTGATCGACCGGGACGTGGTCGAGGCGATGCTGGTCACGCTGGGTCAGAAGCTCGACCTGCTCCTGCGGCTGAAGCTGGAGGTCGAGCTAGGTCCGCGCGTCGTCGGCAAGAACGCTGCCGAGGCGAACGTCGAAGGTGCCGTGATCCTCGAAGAAATCCGCGAGGTCATCAACGCGAACATCGCGAAGTTCGAGACCGAGGCGCTGGCGCAGTCGAGACAAGCGGATGCGCTTTCTTAAAATTTAGGCTCAGAAAAAAACAACATAACCAACGACGAAAATGAAGATCAACGCACGAGTGGAAATTATGAACATCACGCCTGCCATTGCTACCGAGTGGCTCAACAACAGGTGGGAAGGTCAACGGGTAGTCAGGCCGAATTACGGCAAGCGTCTCACAGCCGATATGGCAGCAGGACGATGGAGGCTTTCTTGCGATGCAATTTTGCGCATCATGGGAAAAGTAGCGAACGGACAACATCGGCTCGAAGCAGTTGTTGCATCTGGAACATCTCACAATTTCATCGTGATGGAGAGCACCGACCAAGAGCTTTACAAGGTCATCGACGCTGGACTGAAGCGCACGGTCGGCGACGGATTAGGGAACATCGAATACTGCAAAGTCATTCCTTCAATCGCACGATGGGTTCAAGCGTATGACCAAAATCAAATTCGGTCCTCCTCGCGAACCGCAGCGGATATGTCGAAGAACAAACAAGGAACTTCTCCGACCCAAGTCCAACTCATCGACTATTGCATCGACAACGAGGAATTGCTTTCAGAGGCGGCACGTTTTTCCACCGGTCTCTACATGAAAACAAGAATCGTTCCGCAATCCATTGCAGGAGCAATTTACGTTTTGGGAAGCAACATCGGTCAGAAGAATGCAGCGCAAATGTTTCTTCAAAATCTTTTTGAAGGTGGAGAAAATTCGTCCGCGACATTGCTACGCAATCGACTCATCGCTTCGCGAGGCAGCAGAACGCGAATGACGAAAGGTCATTTATTCGCGCTGACGATCAAAGCGTTCAAAAACTTTTTGCAGAACAAAACACTCGGCGTGCTGAAGGTTTCGGTCGATGAGGAGTTCCCGAGCTTAGTCGGTTAAATATGACTGCGCAGGACGCATTGCTTTCCAAGCTGCGCCTGCCGCAGCCAGACCGCTCGCCGATCTACGAGTGGGCGCGCAAGCACATCACGCTGCCGGAATCCTACGCAACGCCGGGACCGTTCAACGCGAGGATCACGCCTTGGCTGATTCCGATATTCGACGCACTCCAAAATCCGCTGGTGCGTCGCGTGCATTTCCGCAAGGCCGTGCAGATCGGCGGCACGCTCGTCGCCGATATCTGGATTCCGTGGCTCATCGCGAATGACGCTGGTCCGATCTCGTGGACCATGCAGACCGAGGAGATGGTCGAGCGGCACGCGAAGTCGCGGCTGAATCCGTTGATGGAGCGATGCAGACCAGTTGCCGCGATGCTTCCGCGTGCTGGTCCTCAGCGGATGACCACCGAGATTTACTTCGGCGGATTCTTCCTCGTGATGAACGCTGCGTCGCTTTCTTCGCAGCAGTCGCAGTCGATCCGCTACAAGGTCAATGACGAGATTTGGCTTCCGCGCTGGCAGGAGATATACGCGCACGCGATCGCTCGCGTTTCCAAGTTCGAGGAGGTCGGACGGTCGAAGATTTACAACATCAGCCAAGCTCCGATCATGGACGCCGAGACCGGCAACGTGGAGGACACGAGCTACCGCACCGGGAACCAGCAGGAGTGGTCGGCGAAGTGTCCGTCGTGCGCCAAGATTCATCCGATCCAATTCGCGCAGACCACGACCGAGGCAGGCAAATACGCCGGCGTCGTTTGGGACCGCACCGCGAAGCGGGACGATGACACTTGGGACGTAGCCAAGGCAGTCGATTCCTGCCGATTCCGCTGCATCCATTGCGGTCATGAGAGTCCAGATGCGGACACGACGCGCGAGGCGTGGAAACGCACAGGAATCTACGTTCCGCAAAATCCAACTGCGCCCAAGGAGGTGCAGTCATTTCGCGTCGAGGCACTGGTCGCTCGACCGATGCGGATGCTGGTCGAGGAGTTCGTGCAGGCCGAGAATCACGCGCAGCGCACCGGCGACGACCGACTGCGCCAAGAATTCAAAACGAAGCGTGAAGCGCTGCCGTGGATCGTCGAGAAAAAGGTGGTCAACATCTTCCTCGGGAAATCAGATTACAAGGTCACCGACTACGCCGGCGCCGAGGAGATACCGAACGAGGTCGGACGATTTATGACCATCGACCGTCAGCAGGATCACTGGTGGGTCGAGGTCGGCGCGTTCTCAACGTCAGAAGGTCCGCGCTACCGTCAGCTTTATTTTGGAAGAGTAGACACGCGCGACCAGCTTCGAGCGCTCCAGCACCGGCTCAAGGTCTCCGATGGATGCGTCGCGCAGGACCGAGGATACCGACCGAGCGACGTGGACCGCGATTCAGCGGACTTTGGCTGGCGCTCGATGAAAGGTTTCGCTCGCAGGACGTGGCCGCTTCGAGATGAGAACACCGGTCAGCTCGTGAACTATCCATTCTCCGATCCGCAGGTCAGCGACTACCGAGGCGGAGACGTCTATTTTTACAACTGGTCCGGCGACTACTTCAAAGACGTGCTTTCATCTGCTCTCGAAGGCCGAGGCGATCTGAAGTGGGAATTGCCGGCAGACGTGAATCCGATCTACCTCGAACACATCCGAGGCGAGCACAAGGTCGAGGTGCGAACCGGCGTCTGGGAGTGGCGCGAGGTCAAAAGCAATGCGCCGAATCACGGTCTGGACACGTCCGCGATGATGCTTTGCGTGGCAACGATTGCAGGTCTGATTCGCTATCACGTTCCGCAGGCCGTCGCCTAGTTGCTCTCGTCGTCAATTTGACGATTCGCTCGGTGTAGATGGCCAATGACAATCCGTTTCAAGACCTCGATTCGGCAACGCTGCAAACGCTGAAGACGAAGACGCTGGACGCGATTCAAGCCGTCTTGCTCAATTCCAGCTATTCGCTGAACGGCAAAAGCGTGACGCGCGCCGACCTGACTGCGCTCAATCGGATGCTCGGACAGATCACGAGCGCGCTCGATGTGGTCGCTGGCAATGCTCCAGACGTCACGTTCGTCAGCTTTAACGGAAACTGAAAATGGAAACCTTCGACCCGTCGCAAATTGTCGCAAACAAAACGTGGCTGGATAAAGCCATCGACAACGTCGCGCCGTCGTGGGGATTGAGCCGGCTGGAGTCGCGCGTGACGAAGGCGCTCTTCGAGTATAACGCGGCGAGGACTAATCGACTCTACAATCCGAAGCAATACGGACAGGTCAGCGAGTCACCGCAGACAGTTCGCGACCGCATCATCATGATGTGGGAGGCTCGCGATCTGGTCGAGAACGTGCCTGAGATTCGCGCGTCGTCTCGTGTGTTCGGCATCAATCTCACGCCGACCGAGTATTCGCCGATGACTGGTGACCGCGAATACAACGCGGAGGTGTCCGAATACTTCCACGCGTGGTGCAAAAGCGCGGACGTTACCGGCAGGCACAGTTTCAAGAAGTTGATCCAGCTTGCGGCAGAGGAACGTCCGGTAGATGGCGATTGCGGATTCGTAATTCGGCGCGCCGGCGAAGGTCTGAAGATTCAGCTGGTGCCAGCGACTCGCATCGGGAATCCAAACAATCAGACGGACATCTCGCAGAATTATTATCAGGGCATTTTCACTAACGATTACGGTCAGCCGATTGCATACAGGATTTTTCGCGTGGACCGCTCTGGCATTTACTTCGACCCAGAGGACGTGCCGGCTGCAAATTTCTGTCACTACTTTGACCCGTTCCGAGTCGATCAATATCGCGGCGTGACCGACTTTCATTCGGGCATTCGCACGGCTCGCTCGCTTTATGAAATTCTCGAAGCTGAAAAAGCTGGCGTGCGCTTTGCGTCGCAGCAGGCCGCACTTGTATTTTCGGATCGTGGCACGGCGAATCCACGCAATCTTTTCACTCCTAATCCAGCGGTTACGCTAGGCAACGGACAGCAGCAGCAGAACGAACTCAGCGAAGTCGGCATGATTCGTTACTTCGGAAACGCCGACAAGATCGAGGTGATGCCGTCGCGACCATCGCAGGCGTTCACAGGATTCGTGCAGCATCTGATGCACGAGATTTCTCTGGCAGTCGGCATTCCGCAGGCGGTGCTCTTCGGATCGCAAGGTTACCAAGGTCCAAGCGTGCGCGCAGAATTCGCTGCGGCTGATCGCGTGTTCACGCGTCATCAGGGCGTGCTCGTGGACAAGGTTCTCGACCCGATCAAAAACGCAGTCCTGATCGACGCAATCGCTCGCGGAGAATTGACGGCGCCGAGTCTGAAGGCCGGCGAGACAATGGTGCAGGCACTGCGCCGAGCGACTGCCGGCGAGTGGAGATTTCCGGCTAAGCTCTCGATCGACGTCGGTCGCGAATCTGCGGCGAACTTGAACGAGAATCGGCAAGGCGCAAAGAGCTTGGCAGAGATTGCCAGCGAAGAAGGCACCGACGCTTTCTCGCGGCTGGAGCAGATCGCAATCGAGGCGAGCTTCATCAAGGAACTCTCGTCGAAATACGGAGTGCCAGAAACTTCGATCCGTCTCGTGACGAATTCGCTTCCGTCAACTCCAGCAGCAGCGGCAGCGGCAGGCGACAACGTCGGCGCGGCAGCGGCAGCAGCACAAGTGGCATCGAGCAGCAGCGTTGCACCTAGCGACGCCGTGCCGAGCGATGATTCAGCCGGCGCGTCCAACTCGCCGAAAGAAAACGGTGCGCTCGAAGAGAACTGCGTGACCATCAATTTTGAAATCGACAGTTACATTCCGACCGATGCGATGGTGCAGAATGCAAAACGCTCGCTCGAGGTGCGCGCATCAAAGCCACCGTCTCAGCGCGGAATGACCAGCGTCGGAATCGCACGAGCGCGCGACATCATGAACAAGCGTCCGCTCTCAGTCGATACCGTGAAGCGCATGAAGGCATTCTTTGATCGTCACGAGGTCGATAAAAAGGGCGAGACGTGGAGCGAGCAGGGTCGCGGATGGCAGGCGTGGATGGGCTGGGGCGGAGACGCGGGTTACTCGTGGGCGACCAAAATCGTCGAGCGACTCGACGTGCAGGCTGATCAAGTCAAAGAAGCCAGTCGCATCGCAGAACTTATCAACTTTTCGAGGCCGGCCACATCAACTCCTGACGGTTCGACTCAGGCTGAGAAATCGAATTGATAAATTCATCGATGGATACCCAACTCAAAATCGAACGTCTGGTTGAACTGGCTCTAATTCAGCGGACCGAGTTGAAAGAACTCGTCGAGCAGCTTCCGCAGATGCGGCAATTTCTGACGGACGAAATTGAAAAAAACCTCGAGGTGATCGAGCCGCAACTTCGCAGCGAGCTTGAGGAATTTGCGAAAAACAAATCAGGCGAGTTGGCAGATTCCATTGAAATCAATCTGACCGAAAAAGTTGACGAACTGCTTCGCAATCTGGAACGAACCACGGCCGCAAAATACTCGGTGCTGCTGGCGGAAAAAAACAAGACGAAGGAAATCGAACAGCAGGCGAAAGACTTGATCGCTGCGGCGGCAATGGAGATTCCGTCCAAGGTAAAATCAATCGTCCTCGACGAGCTTTCACGTTTTCCGCGAGCTGGAGAAATTGACCAACTGCGAAAAGAATTTGCCGAGCCGAAAGGTCTGAACCCGCGAGGCAAGTGGCAGGCGAGCGAAAGATACCAGCGCCTCGACCTTGTCGCATACAATGGAGATTCCTACGTCTCGAACACGGATGACAATAAAGAGAAGCCATCGCGAACGACATCTGCGTGGACTCTGAGCGCAGCGCGTGGAACTGGCAGCGGTGGAGGTGGCGTGACTTCGATTCTCGATCTGGTCGGAGCGTCAACCGATGGGCAGTTGCTCATCGGCTCAAACGGAGATTTCGCGAAGGCGACGCTGACCGCTGGCTCTGGTGTCACGATTGCGAATGCGCCCGGCTCGATCACGATCACCGCAACAGGCGGCGGCGGTGGCTCTGGGACCGTCACGAGTGTTTCCGTCACGACCGCAAACGGTGTTTCGGGAACGGTTGCAACCAGTACGACGACGCCAGCAATCAGCCTGACGCTCGGTGCGATCACGCCGACGACCGTCAACGCCGTGACGCTGTCCGGTTCCTCGACGCCGGCGCTGGCAGTGACTGGCACGAGCGCGATCAGCGGCACGAACACCGGCGATCAGACCATCACGCTGACTGGTGATGTGACCGGAAGCGGAACAGGTTCTTTTGTGACGGCGATCGGTTCGGGCGTCATCGTCAACGCTGATATCAACGCAAGCGCGGCCATTGTGGATACGAAGCTCGCGACGATCTCGACCGCGTCGAAGGTCTCGAACTCGGCCACGACTGCGGCGTCTGCGAATACGGCTTCCGCTATCGTCGCTCGTGATGCGTCTGGCAACTTTACGGCAGGCACGATCACCGCTGCTCTGACTGGCAACGCATCGACCGCTACCTTGGCATCGACCGCAACCGCGCTCGCGACAGCGCGCGCAATCAACGGCGTAAACTTCGACGGCACCGCGGCCATCACGGTGACCGCTGCCGGCAGCACGCTCTCGGATACGGTCACGATTGCCAAGGGTGGCACAGGTCAGGTCACCGCGAATGATGCGCTAAATGCGCTGCTTCCGTCGCAGGTCGGAGCGAGCGGAAAGGTGCTCCAAAGCGACGGCACGAACACTTCCTTCGTCGCGGCTGGAGGCAGCGGGACCGTCACGAGCGTGTCGGTGACCACGGCGAACGGAGTATCCGGCACCGTAGCGACCTCGACGACCACGCCGGCCATCAGCCTGACGCTCGGTGCCATCGTTCCCACCTCGGTCAATTCCGTCGTCGTCTCTGGCGCATCCACTCCGACGCTTGCCGTCACCGGCACGACCTCAGTGTCTGGTGCCAACACGGGCGACCAGACGATAACGCTCACAGGCGGCGTGACAGGCAGCGGCACCGGCAGCTTTGCGGCCACGGTCGTCCAGAATGCAAATCTGACCGGAGTGATCACGTCAGTCGGCAATGCCACTTCTATCGCAGCACAAACCGGAACTGGTTCGACCTTTGTCGTCAGCAGTTCTCCGACGATCACGACTCCAGTCATCGCGCAGATCAACGATGCCAGCACGAACGCCACGCTCAAGCTGGCTTCGATTGCGTCAGCGGTGAATCAAGTCACGATTGAAAATAGCGCGACTGGAAATGCGGTGCATATTCGCGCAACAGGAACCGACGCTTCGGTCGGCTTGCACTTGGTTGCCAAGGGCGCGAGCGGTTATGTCAACGTCAACGACAGCGTGGACGAAACCAAACGCGTAATGTTCAACGCGTCTGGAGGAGCGACAAACACGCGCACGATGTTGAGCAGCACGCAGACCGTTGATCGCACGCTGAGTCTCCCAGACGCAACGGACACGCTGGTCGGTAAAGCGACGACGGACACGCTGACGAACAAGTCGATCGACTTGGCTACCAACACCGTCACGGCGACCTCGGCGCAGCTTGCCACGGCAATTTCTGACGAGACCGGCAGCGGATCTCTTGTCTTTGCGACTTCGCCGACGCTTGTCACGCCGGCGCTCGGAACACCGTCCGCGCTCGTCGGCACGAACATTACCGGCACGGCTGCTGGACTGACGGCTGGAAACGTAACGACGAATGCGAATCTGACTGGCGATGTGTCGAGCGTAGGAAATGCCACCGCAATCGCAGCAGGCGTTATCGTGAACGCAGACATTAATGCGAGCGCGGCAATTGCCGATACCAAGCTCGACACGATCTCGACGGCGCTGAAGGTCAGCAATTCAGCGACGACCGCAGCATCTGCAAACACGGCATCGGCAATCGTTGCGCGTGACGCGTCCGGTAATTTTACCGCCGGCACAATCACGGCGAATCTGACCGGCAACGCCAGCGGGTCATCTGGCAGCACCACAGGCAACGCAGCGACGGCCACGGCTCTTGCTACTGCTCGGGCGATCAATGGCGTAAATTTCGACGGAACGGCAGCTATCACGGTCACGGCGGCTGGCTCGACCTTGTCTGATACCGTCACCGTCGCGAAGGGCGGGACCGGCACGACCACGTTGACGGCAAACAACGTCCTCCTTGGTAACGGGACGAGCGCAGTTCAATTTGTCGCACCGGGAACGACCGGGAATGTGCTCACCTCCAACGGCACGACTTGGTCGAGTTCAACACCTTCCGGTGGTGGCATCAGTTCTACTGGAGCTACAATTACCACCAATACCACGTTAACGGCTGCTTCTCCCGGTTATCAGCCAATCGCCATGACCGCGCTTGGCAAGTCGGTGACGCTGCCTGACGCTACTACGGTAACGGTTGGTTCGCCTAAGTTCTATCTCAACAACGCAAGCGGCGGATATCCGGTCGGTATTCGCAACAGTGCTGGCACATTGCTTATGGCAATTGCTGCTGGAGGCACCGCATTTTGTTCGTGCCAAGACGTTTCTACTGCTGCGGGTGTGTGGAACATCACTGGCGACCAGCTTGAACCCGGCCTTATTACCATTGATAGCACGTTTAGTTCTACTTACGCGGGCACTCGGTATCTTCCTTTTTTAGCTTTTGACTCTAATAAGTCGCTTCACTTTCTTGCGTTATCCAGCGGGTTTGCTGCTGTGGCGGTTGATAACACCACGGGCGCAGTGGGCACGCCGGTAACAGTATCGGCTACGGCAAGCATGGTGCCGCGCTCAGTGTTCTTAATTACAAGCACAACGGCAATTGTGTTTTATAGCAGTTCAACTGGCACATTAATTGGCGTAGTAATTTCACTTTCTGGTGCAACCACCCTAACTATTGGCACACCATCATCTACACTTACAGACACAGGCGTTGGAGTTGAGGATTTTTTTGGTGCTCCTAAGATTGCTCAACTTGCGGCAACGCTTTATCTAGTAAGTTGGGCAACCGCTACTGGTGCTGGAAATACCTCAGTTGCAGCGTTTCAAGTATCTGGTGGAACAACGGTCAATCTCGGCAGCGCGGTTAACATTATTGCGACAAACAATGTCGTTGATAGCACTACGACCTACCCGTTAACGGCGACTACTGGATTGGTGATTTATATGAGCGGAGCTGCTGCTCCCTACACCATTAGCGCAGTGGTGGTAAGCGTTACCAATGCCAATCCTCCGGTTTGCACCGTTGCAACTTCGACTGCTGGCGGTACAAGATTGACCGCAGGGCCTGTTGCTTCGTGTTTGTTATCAACAACAAAAGCACTGATTGCTCCAGACACAAACGATACTATTACAGGTGCTCAAGCGTTTACCATTTCAGGAACAACGGTAACTGTTGGTGCGGTATTAACGGTAGAAACAATTGCGGGTCTTAGCCCCAACTTAAGTTATGCTGCTACCATTGGTTCTTATAACCGTTACAAGCCTATTCTATTTCCACTTACCGCTACCACAGTTTTATTTTCTTATTTTAACCTCACTTCGGTAAGCCGCGCTGTAATTCTTACAGAAAGCGCAGGAACTGTTACTGCGGGAACCATACTTTTTAATAGCATTAGTACGGCAGGTAGCGGAAGTAGAGGAGCAGGAGCTATTCTTCCACAAGGAACAAGTGATTTTATATCGGTAATGGAAAGCGTTACCGTAACCACTTCAGTTTATGAATTGGCTCTTGTCCCACATAAAATTTCTGGCACCACAATTACTTCTGGTGCACTAAAAACTAATTTAAGTATCGTAAACTCAGCCATAAGCAGTTTTCGTAGCGTTCGGCTTTCTAGCGGTGATTACGTTTTTACTAGCAACTTTAACAACGCTGCGGCGGGTGGATCGGGCGTTATTGTATTAAGGTCAAATGGGGATTATTTTTATGATAGAGGCTTTATTAGTACGCCTTCGCAGCTTATTGCTCAATACCCAATTCCAGCAGTAGCAAGCAACAGGGTTATTTTTCTTGGGCAAGCAAGTCGAGGCTCTACTGTTAACTCTGCCTCAACCTATCAAATGCGCCTACTTAACATTGAGATTGCCGCATGAAAATCCTAATCCAAGGTTCAAACATTCTTGCGGTGGGCAGCCTTACGGAAACGGCTGACGCCATTACGTCCTCAGATGCCGTCTATCCCAAGCACGTTATTGCGGGCTGGCAGATAGTGGAGACTACGCTTCCAGCAGACTATGAGCCGGGGAAGTATTCGTTTAACGCAGGAGTGTTTTCTCTCATTCCATTTTCTGCCACCCCAGAGGAGCGCAAAGCTAAAGCAACAGAGGTTCGTGAGGCGCGAGATTTGCTAATTGGCAAGACCGACTGGACCCAATGCGCGGACATCAGCACAGCCGTTAAATCCCAGTGGGCGCCGTATCGCAAGGCGCTGCGGGACGTTCCCCAGCAGGCTGGATTCCCGTTCGATGTAATCTGGCCGACATGAGTTCGATCTTCGACTTCTTTTCGTCGGCGATTGGCGGCGGCATCTTCGGGTCGGTGCTCCACATCGCGACCTCGTGGTTCGACACGTTCCGCAAAGGCAAGGAAGCGGACATTGAGATCCGTCTCATGCAGGCGCGAACGGAGTCTGCGGAGAAGACGCAGGCTTGGCTCGCGTTCACCGAGTCGCAGAAGACTCAAGGCGCCATCTCGATTCCTGCAAACGCGCATCCGATCATCGTGAACCTTTACCTCGTGGTCGATGCGTTCTCTCGCGCTACTCGACCCGGTCTGACTTGGGTCGGTGCAATCTTTATCACGACCGTCTACTTCACGAGCGTCGGCGACACACGCTCGGCACTCGCAACCGAAATCAACTTTGGCGCGTGGACGATGATGTATTGGTGGTTCGGTGCCCGGTATCAAAAAAAGTGAACTGCTGACCATGCCTAATCCTGACGACTTCAATCCCAATTCGATCAACGCAACTCTGAGCCGCATCATGGCCGCGCAGGATGAGCTAAACCGGAAGGCCGATCGAATCATCGCGCAGGTCGATCACACGAACGGGCGAGTCAAGAAACTGGAAATCTGGAAGGCTGTAATCAATTCACAGACGGCAATGGTCGCTTCAATCGTCGCCGGCATCGTCGCAGTCATCGGCTCGGTGATCACCTATCTCGCGAAGCGATGAGCGCCAACGCACCGGCGCGCAGGAAGACGCACGCAATGTCGCGTCGTCAAAGCGTGGCACGTAAACTCGAAGCAATAGCGCAGCGCGTGCGCCTGATGCTCATCCGCAATAAAGACAGCCGAAAGCCGGCGAGCGCATCCGACTTGGCTCTCAAATCTGAATTGATCCGCATTTCCAAACAGATTGAGGCCGATGCGAAGCTCATCGAGCAGTCGTCGTAATATGATTTTTGACGTTCCACAGCATTCTGATGGAACAGGTCATTTCATTTTCAGCGGCTGCCGGCGTCATTGACGAGGTCAAGGGCATCATTCGTGGCGTCTCTTTGATCACCGAGGGCGTCGCGCTGGGTCACAAAGTCGTCATCGACGCGAAGACCTTACAGCAGGTCAAGACCGCAGCGGAATCATACGCCGGCGGACTGAAGGTGAATCTGAATCACAACTCGGGCGCTGGCGAGATTGTCGGCTACATCGACAACTTCAGCATCGTCGGGCAAAAGCTGATTGGTGATCTGAATCTGCTCCAGTCGTCTCCGCATCGGAATTACATCTTGGAGATCGCTAACAAGATTCCTGACACGTTCGGACTCTCCATTGCGTTTTCTGGTCCGAGCGAAATGGCAGCGGATAAGAAGACGATGCTGCAACGATGCTCGGAGATCTTCTCCGTGGATATCGTGAGCTCGCCAGCGGCAAACCCTGCTGGATTTTTTTCTCGGAAACTGAAGCAACTTCAGACCGATAAGACTGGCACCGATACGATTCAAATCGGATCGGAACCGCCTGAAATTGAAATCGAACTCCTCACTATGAATCCAGAATTGCAAAAGGAAATTGCTGCTATGATTGAGTCCGCGATCATGGCAATGAATGAGCGCATGACGAAGCTCGAGGCGATTGCGCCTCAAGACAAGAAGCCCGATGCGGCCGTCGCCATGAGCGCGCAGAATGAAGCGGTGCAACTCGCGGCGAAGTTCGCTGCTGAATCTGCGCTCAAGGAATTCGCCAAGACCTTTGGATCTCCTGCTGTCGCTTCCGTCTCTGCCGAGGCTGCTGCGCCGGCCAAGGTGGAATCGAAATTCGAGACCATCGTCGCTGCGAAGTGCGTCGAACTCAAAGGCGACAAAGCTGCCGCCATCTCGTTCTCGGTGAAAAACAATCCAACTGAATACGCTTCCTTCCGCTCGCGCGTGCAGGCCGGCGAATTGATCAAACTCTAATCCAAAAATAACATGGCTACTCAATATCTCGGCGCAGGCACCTTCGTCGCCAACAGCGCTCTGACCGCGTTCCGCGCGGTCGTCATCTCCAACAATCGCGGTGTCGGTCTCGCTTCCACGGCCGGCTCGGTCGATGGCATCACGCAGATCGATGCTGCCTCTGGTGACTTTGTGACCGTCGCTTTCTTGCACGGTCAAGGCACTCAGAAAATCTCCATGCTCGCCGGTCCGATCACGGTCGGTGACACGATCTACATCGGCGCAAACGGTCTCGGTTCCGTCAGCGGGACCGTGATTCTCGGCAAAACTCTGACGACTGCGACCGAGGCCGGCGCGGTGGTCGAATTCATTCCAAAGCTGAACAGTCTTTAATCCTTAAAAATTTACTACAATGGCTTACTCAAATGCAGCCGCGGTATTCCGTGGCGATATCGCCGGTGTCCTCGAACAGTCGAAAGACTGGGAGAATGGACTTATCGGCACCAAGGTCATGCCGGTCCTCAACGTGCCAGTGCGCGCTGGGCAGTATCCGACCTTTCTCCTCAAGGAAGCGCAACTCCTCAAGCAGAGCGCGAAGCAGCGCGCTGTCGGTGGTGCGTATCCTCGCGCGACGCAATCCTTCACTCAGGACACCTACACCGCGATCGAATACGGCATCGAGAATACCATCGATGACGTTGTGACCGCTGACATGGCGCGGTTCTTCGACGCTGAAGTCATCGCCGGCAAGCTCTCGCAGCGTTCGCTCATGCTCGCTCACGAGCTTCGCGTCGCTGCGAAAATCTTCGACAACACCGTCTTCACCGCGACCAATTCTGCGACCGCTTACACGGCCGCGAATCTGGCGACGTTCGATTTCGGTGCTGACGTTGATGACTGCAAAGATCGTCTGCTCGCGAAGGGCGAGTCGATCGACAATCTCAGGGTCGTTCTTTCGAGTCCTGTCTACAACCGCATCAAGGCTTCGACGAAGTTTCAGAACCGTTTGCGCGGTGCTGGCGTCTCGTCCGACACCTTCTTGAACGTCGGTCTTGCGGCTGCTGCCGAGGCTCTGGGCGTGCAGGAAGTGCTGATCGGTCGGTCGTCCTACGACAGCGCCAACGAGGGCGTGGCCTACGCGAGCGCGAACATCTGGAGCAACACGCTGGCTTGGGTCGGCTCGGTCTCCGATGGTGGCGCTGGCTACTTCGGCGGTGGTGCTGGCTTCACGCTCAACTGGTCCGAGTATGGTCCAGTCATCGGCGTGACGACCTACCGCGACGAGACGATCCGATCGAACGTCGTGCGCTCTTCGCACTACGTCGCCGAGAAGGTTGTCAATTCGAACGCGGCTCAGTTGATCACGACTCAATACTCTTAATCGAGTCAGGTTAGTTTCGGAAACCTCGCGCTTTCACCGGCGTGAGGTTTTCCGTTTTTGACAGACGGCAAAGCGTCATGAGAATTTCTTTGTGCGTAATCTGCGGAAACGAGATCGAGCACATTATTTCGATGCTCAACTCGTTCGCACCGATCTTCGACGAGCTTTCGCTGGTGCGTGCCATCGGCATCAAGACGCCAGACGAGACCGAACAGATGGCGCGTGACTGGTGCGCGGCAAAAGGCATTCCTTTCGTTTTCAGCGAGCACAAGAACCAGCTGGGCGCAGAGGCTTGGGAGCACGTCGATTCGTTTGCAGCGGCACGGAACAAGGCATTCGCGCAGGCAACCGGAGACTGGCTGGTCTGGGCTGACTGCGACGACCTGATCGAGAAGGTGGAAGGATTCCGCGAGAAGCTCGAGCTACTGCCGGCCGAGGTGCTGATGGTGCGTGCTTACTACGACGTTCGAGGCAGCGGGAAGAGACTATATCGCGAGCGCGCGATCCGCAGTCACGCTTTCCACGACCGGCGCATCTGGCATCACGAGGTCCACGAAAACCTCCTGCTCCTGCCCAATGACCGTCACGAGGACTGGCAGGCGCCTGTCTGGATTCATTCGCCGCAAATCGTGAAACGCGAGAACCGCAGGCGGAATCTGCGAATCCTTGCCCACTCCGTGCGCGAAGTCGCTGCACAGTATTTTTACATCCACCAAGAGCATTTCTGCTCGGTCAATACCAACGCCGCAATCGCGTTCGGGAAGATCGCAATTTCGTTTCCGAATCTGCAACCAGCTTTTCGATACGAGGCGCTGATCAATTTGGCGAAGCTCTGCAATAATCACCGCGAGGCGCTCGGTTATCTAATGGAAGCTCACGCGATTTATCCGTGGTGCCGCGAGGCGATTGCCAATTTGATTCTGCTGTATTTCGAGAAGAACGACACGCAGCGCGCGAGCTACTGGTCGGAGAAGATGCTGGAGCTTCGCGAACCGCTGGAGGCTGACCGACCGTGGACGCACGAGGTCAGGTGGTATACTTGGGCAGGATACGATCTGGCAGCGCGTGCGTTTCGAGGTCATGGAAACTTGGCACGAGCGACGGTGTTGCAGGCGCAGTATCACGCCGGCAGAACGCCGCGCATCTCTTTGCTTCACGCGACGCGGCATCGGTCGTCTCAGGCTGTCGCGTGTCGTGACGCTTGGCTTTCATCGGCCAGCAATCCGTCGCAGATTGAGCACATCTTCGCAGTCGATTCAGACGACAAAGATTCCGTGGAGATGGCCAATTATTTTGTCAGCGTAGTGTCCGACAAAAAGTCGTGCGTCGCTGCATGGAATCGCGCGGCAAAGAAAGCAAACGGCAACATCCTGATTCAACTCTCCGACGACTGGATTCCGTCTCTCGGATGGGATGATAAATTACTCGCAGAGGTCGGAGACAAAGACCCGGCATTCGATTCGTTTGTCATCGCGGTCAACGACGGCAATCGCACCGACAATTTGCTCTGCATGGCAATCTGCTCGCGCGCTCGCTACGAGCAGCAAGGCAACGAACTATTCCACGATGGCTACGAGTCGGTCTATTCTGACAACGAATTCAGCACGCGCGCTTGGAAGGACGGCGTCGTGATAGATGCACGAGACAGAATCACCTTTGAGCATCTGCATCCTTCCTTCGGTCGTGCTCCAAGCGATAAGACCTACGATCACAATAATTCCGAAGAGCGATACAAGGCCGGCAAGGAACTGTTCGAGCTTCGCAATCCATCTAGTCAATCTGCATGAAAATCTGCATCGCCTACTCGCAGCGGCTCGGCGACATCATCCGAATCCTGCCAATCGCGCGGCACTTCGCGGCGAACGGCGACGAGGTCCACGTCGAGTGCCTCGCGCAGTATCACGAGTTCTTTGACTGCGTCAGCTACTGCCGGCCATCGCTCCGAAGTCAGCGCGCGGATCACGATTTTGGAATGCTACTCGACCTCGAAATCTGGCCGAATCGTTTCAACCAGTTCGTCGAATCTGGTCAGACGTGGCTGGATTTTGTCTACGGATCAAACGCGTTGCTCGCTGGCATCGACCGCAAGCCGGTTTTCGACCTGATCGATCAGATGCCAAGCCTCGCCGACTACTTTCTGGCACCTGACGTCAGCATCTTCTCGCCGTTCGGCTACTCGCAGCGAAATCGCTACTCGATCGAGAGTCTCGAGGAACAGGCAATGGATCGAATCTGCGGGCCTTTCGTGACTCTGGCAGACCCTAGCCATGCCGAGGCGCTCGCAAGGGCTGGAATCGCCAAGGATTCGATCCTGACTGCGCGCCGGTCGTCGCATCTGCCGCGTCTGCTGCGCGACGCTCGCAGCGTGTTTACGATCAACTCTGCTCCGGCGATTATTTGTGGCGCCGTTCGCTCTTCATTTTTTCATGTCCTAAGCGGAGATCCGCAGAATGACACGATCTGTGATGCGTCTCGGATAGTTTGACGGATGGCGCTTTGGTATGGCCGCAGTCCGAGACTTTGATTCGACCCAACTCCAAGCCGATTACGACGGCATCATGGCGCAGGCCGGCGTCACGTTTAGCTATTTGGGCAGCACGGTCACCGGCATATGGTCTTCGTCGCGCAATGCGTTTGACGAGTTCGAGAATCAGCGTCGCGACGAATCCAAGTTCACAATCTTTCTGACCACGAATCAGGTCGGCACTAGACCGGCTCAAACTCAGACGCTCGTGCGCGCCGGCGTGACCTACTTCGTCGAGCAGCTTCGATTCGATGCGGAAGGAACCGGAGTCGAGATCGACGTCTGCACGCAGATATGAAGTTCTCGGTCAAAGTTGACTCAAAGAAGTTGGAGTTCGCGCTTGCTCGGCTGGCTGACGCTGGGCGCGTGGAGCTTGGTCAGGTCATCAAGCAGGAGGGCGGACTCGTGGCGAAGACGCTCATGCTCATTATTCCTCCGACGATTGGGAAGTCTACGCTCGGCAGTCCCGGCAAAGGAGGAATGACCACAGCTGCAAAAGAAGCCGGCGAGAACGCGATCAAGGGCGATTTGTTCGGAGGCAAGCGTGCAGCGAGCGCTCGCTATTCCTCGGTCGGTTTGTTTCAGCGCATCGGCAGTTCGTCGCTAGTTCCTCCAAAGAACGGCAGGACCGAAACGGTCGGCGTTCATCTCGGATGGGAACGGTCAAAGACGATTCGCATCATGTCGCGATTCTGGAATCAGGCGGCTTCCACATCGGAGATGGGCAACTTTCACAAACGCTATCGCAATTCCAAAGGACGCACCGGCAACGTGTCGCAGAGCGTCATCGGTCGCTGGAAGGTGCAGGATCAAATGTGGATTCAGAATTCCTCCGCTGACGCCTATTTTGATTTGGTCAAATCGCGCGTCGGCTGGGCGAAGTCAGGATTCGCAGCGGCTGCACTTGCCTGCGGCATTCGCGTTCCGGCGTGGATTCGTCGTCACGCTTCCGCGTCTGGCATCACGTCATCCAACTTCGGCAGAAATCCTTACATCACCGGCACAGCGACGAACATCAAGGTGCCGGATATCAATCGTTACATCGACAACGCGATGGCGATTCGCGTCAAGGTGACGCAGGAAAAGATTGACCGGCTGCTTGCAAACAAGGCCGTCAATCTAGGCTTTGCCAAGGTCAGCGGAGCAAAAGTGATTCAGTATAAAGAACCATGAGCACGCGCACGAATATCCGCAACGCTATCGGCACCGCGCTTACGAGCGCCGGCGTGGTCATCACGGCCAATCTGATTCGAGGTCGGAACAATACCATCGCCAGCGTCAGCTTCCCATCTGCTGCGGTCTACGCGATCAACGAACAGATCGAGATTCGGTCGATGCCAATCGGAGCCGGTCAACAGTTTCGCCAGCTTCAAGTGATGGTCGATTTCTTCACGACGCAGACCTCGACCACGATCATCGACGACCTTTTCGACACAGGATCAGCAGCGGTCGAGGCTGCAATCCTAGCTGACCCGACGCTCGGAGGAAGCTGCCGCGATACGCATTTAACATCTGTCGATTATGTAATCGAGCCAGATGAGGACAAGCGCTGGGGCGTCGCTCGGCACACCTTCAACTGCATCTATCTAACCCAAGAATAAAATGGCCAACTCACTCGGACGCTCTGGCGTCGTTAAAATCTCATCCACCACGATTGGCGAGCTTCGCAACTACGCTCTTTCGCACTCGTCCGACACGGTCGAGGACAGCGTGATCGGCGACACCTATCGCACGCGCCGCGGCACGATGAAAACCTTCAACGTCTCAGGCGATGTATTCTGGGATCCGAATGACGCTGGTCAGGTGCTCTGCTCTATCGGCTCGTCGGTCACCGTGAATCTTTATCCAATCGGCATCGCAGCATCGGCGACCTATTATTCCGGCGCCGGAGTGGTCACGAAGTTTGATATCAATGCTTCATTTGACGGCATGATCGAAGGCTCGATCTCCATCGAAGGCAACGGCACGCTTTCGACTTTGACAGTCTGACGTGACGCATGGACGCAATCGACCTTGTCAGAGAACACTTCGCCTCACTCGGCACCAAAACGATCGAGGTGCCTGAGTGGAAGCTCACGGTCTACGCGACGCCCGTCACGCTCTCGGAAAAGAATAAACTCTACCGGAAGAGCCGAGATAACGACATGGAATTGCTGGTCGATATTTTGATTCTCAAGGCGACGGACGCCGAGGGTAAAAAGCTCTTCGACATCGACCACAAACCGACGCTGCTGCACAAGGCCGACAGCAACGTCATCGCGCGCACCGCGAACGCAATCATGTCAACGGAGGCACCGACGGTCGAAGAGCTAAAAAACTGATTCACGGTGGGGATGCGTCCGACTTCCTCGCCGTCTATGCAATCGCGGATCGACTCGGAAAGTTCGCGCACGAGGTCACAGCGATGCCGGTGCAAGAATTGAACGGCTGGCTTGCTTACATAGACCACCGAAACCAACTCACGAAATAAAATGGCGAGCGCAACATTTCAACTGAAGGCGGTGGATCAGACCGCACAGGCTTTTGCGAGCGTGCAGAACAAGCTGTCGAAGATGCACACGACGGCCAAGCAAGTTGGCGTTGGAATGGCGACTTTCTTTGGTTTCGGTGCAGTCGTTGGTGGAGTAAAACGACTCGACGCATATCTAGAAGACGCAGAAAAAAGCGCAAAAAAACTTGGAATGAGTTCAGAGGATTTGGATAAATTGACAGTTGCTACTGGATATCTTGATGAGAAAGCAATGATGGCACAAAATGCCGTGTCGTTATTGGCAGCAGAATTAGCAGGAGTATTTACAGGTGGAGACATTGCCGCAAAAGCATTTGAAATCAGAATGGAACGAGGTGCCGACGCTTTGAAGTTAGCAAACGAGGAGGCAGAAAATCTCAATCAACAGTTAAAAAATGTCGGTCTCGGTGAATCTAAAAATGCCGAACTAGACAAAAAGCGCGCGCAGCAAATTCGAGATAATGCTGAAGAGTTGAAAAAAACTGACCCGCTAAAATATCAGCAGGAAATCAACAAGGCGAAGGCCATTGAAATATCAGTCGCACAGTCGCTTTTTTCTCTTAACGAAAATTACCTGAAATCAGTGGAGAGTCTTGGCGTTGCTCAAAGTGCAATTTTTGGAGAGCAAAATTCTGCACAGGAAAAGTTGGTCGGACTTAAAGGAGAGGAAGTGAATTTGATGACGCTCTTCGCCGGAACAGATATCGACGATCTGACCACGCGAATCAGGCTCAATTCTGAATTGACCGAGAATTATCAAAAGCAGCTTCCGCTGATTGCGGAGATTAATCAGCTATCCACAGATGCAGGCTCACTGATCGCGCAAGGTTTTGAGGACGCGATTCTGAGCGGGCAAAAACTCAGCGATGTGATGCGCGCGCTCGGTCAAGACCTCCTGCGCTTGGTGTTTCAGCAGACCATCACTGGTCCGCTTGCAAAAGGAATTACGTCAGCACTTCTCGGAGTTCCTTTTATGGCTATGGGCGGACCCGTGAGTTCCGGCTCTCCTTACATCGTCGGCGAGCGCGGACCTGAATTGTTCGTGCCTAGCTCTAGCGGCAGCATCGTTCCTAACTCCAAGATGAGCAGCGGCGGTGGCGGCGGAATGGGCGGCGTCACTGTGAACTACAACATCGCTGGCGGCGTCTCGCGCGCAGAGCTTGTCCCAATTCTCGAGCAAGAGCGCAGGCGCCTCAAGGCCGAGATTCCAGACATGGTGCGACGCGGTGGGTCGTATCGCTCTGCCTTCGCTTAAACGTAAAGCATCATGGCAATCACCTACCCACTCACTCCGCCGGCGGCCATTCGCATTTCCTCGTTGCGCTTCTCAGCGATCAGCGCGGTCGCTCGCAACATTTCGCCGTTCACGTTTTCCAGCCAAGCCTACAACTGGACCGGGACGATGATGAGCGGCGACGTCGAGTGTCCGCCGATGGTGCGCGCTGATGCCGAGGAGTTGATCGGCTTCCTGATCATGGCCGCTCGTGGGACGTTCTACTTTCGCGACTACTCGAACGGCACGCAGCGCGGCACGATGTCGAGCAGTCCGAAACTCAGCGGCTCGCACTCAGCCAACACGACGACGATCACCATCGACGGTGGCTCTGGCTCGTTTGCGGTCGGCGATTGGATTCAACTCGGCACCGGAAGCAGTTCCAAACTGCACAAGGTCACGCAGGTGAATTCGTCTACCTCTTACGAAATCTTTCCTTTGCTGCGGACAAACTATCCAGACGACTCGGCCATAGTTTTCAGTAATGCGGTCGGCGTGTTTCGTTTAACAAATCCGGTCTGCGAGTGGTCAATCGACACGGCCAAACTTTATGGTCTGAACTTCGGAATCTTTGAGGCTATCAACACATGAGCCGAACAATTCCAGCGACGCTCATTGCCTCGACGACAGCGCCGCAACTCAATCCGTTCTTTGCGACGTCTCTCGATTTTGATGCTGGCACGGTGCGCTACTGGACCGGCTACGGCACGATCACGATCAACAGCGCAACCTACGCTGGCATCGGTGCTCTTTCCTCAATCTCGACCATCGAAGAAACTGAAGACCTGTCTGCGCGTGGTCTGGTTATTGACCTGACTGGAGTGCCAAATGATTTGGTCGCGGCTGCGCTGACGGAACCGTATCAGGGCAGAACGGCGGCAGTGCGATTCGGCACGCTCAACGCGGACACCGGAGCAGTGATCGAATCAATCACTCTCTTCAGCGGTCGCATGGACACGATGGTGATATCAAACGATGGGTCATCTGCATCCATTGGAATCTCCGTTGAAAGTAAGCTCGTCGATTTTCAGCGAACTCGTGAAAGCCGATACACGCACGAGGAACAGCTTCGCAGATTTCCAGCAGACACTGGATTGGAATACGTCACAGGATTGCAGGACAAGGTGATCTACTGGGGCAACGCTAATCCAACGGCATTCAAAGCCAGCGGTTCTGTGAATTATGAACCACTTAATCCCGGCGAATAATGTTCCAAGCGTTCATCACATTTTTACTGACTCTCATCGCTACGGCTTCTCCGGGAATTCCTGTGGTCGTTGCAAATGTCATCGCCTACACAATTGCCATTGCGACCGTCGTCGGCGTTTCGATGGCAGTCTCAAGATTGCTTGCACCGAAGATGCCGTCGATGGCCGATCTGAACGATCGAGGAACGATGTCACGGACGCCGACCGGACCACGGCAAATAATTTACGGTCAGAGCAAAGTGTCAGGTCCGATTGTGTATTTGGCGACGAGCGGAAACAAAAACCAATATCTTCACATCGTCGTCGCTTTGGCTGGTCACGAGGTGCAGGAGATCGGCGACGTATATTTCAACGAAGACCTCGTGCTGACCGGAAGCGGTGACGGTTACGCGACCGGAAAGTATGCGGCGTCAGGTGACTACGACGGCTCGCTGATTCACAAGCACCTCGGCACGAGCACGCAGACCGTTGACACGACTCTGCAAACTGATTTCCCGACTGACTGGGATTCAAATCATCGCTTGCGCGGCATCGCTTACATTTACTGCAAGCTCACTTTTTCAAACGAGATTTTCGTCGGCGGCATTCCGAATATCTCGTGCGTGGTCAAGGGCAAGAAGGTCTACAATCCTGACACGCTCACGACCGCTTACAGCGCGAATCCTGCGCTGTGCCTGCGCGATTATCTGACCGATTCGGATCTCGGGATGGGCATGGACACGAGCGAGATTGACGACACCTCGGTCATCGCCGCTGCGGATATCTGCGATGAGCAGGTCGAGATCAAACCGGTGACGACTCCAGCGACAAACGAGAACCGCTACGAGTGCAACGGTCAGGTCGTAACGTCATCCACGCCAGATTCCATCATCGGGCAAATCCTGAGCGCGATGGCCGGCACGATTGCTTACTCTGGCGGTCAGGTCGTGGTCTATGCGGCAGCGTATCGCGCGCCGAGCATCACGCTGGACGAGACGCACATGGCCGGCGCATTTACGGTCTCGACTCGCACGAGCGCGCGCGACCGGGTCAACGCGGTCAAAGGCACCTACATCTCAGAGGCCAATCAGTGGACCGCGGCTGACTTTCCGCAGATCACCAGCGCGACCTATTTGGCCGACGATGATGGCATCTATCACTGGCGCGATGTGATCCTGCCGTTCACGACCAGCAGCAGCGCAGCGCAGCGCATCGCAGTCATCAACCTGCGCCAAGCTCGCGAGGAGATCATCTTCACGGCCAAATTCAATCTGACCGCGATGCAGCTGCGTGCCGGCGATACGGTGATGTTGACGAATGCCAATCTCGGTTTCTCAGCGAAGGAATTTCAGGTCATCGCGTGGTCGCTGGCGAGTGACGGGACGCCACCGACGCCGGTCATCGAGCTGCAACTGCGCGAGACCGCATCGTCAATTTACGACTGGAATGTCACGGATGAAATCGCGGTCGAAGGCGCGCCGAACACGACGCTGCCGTCTCCGTTTTCAATCGTCGCTCCGACCAATCTCACGCTGACCGCAGACGGCACGACGCAGTTGATTCAAGCGGACGGCACAGCGGTTCCAAGAATCAGAGTCGTCTGGAGCGCACCGAGCAGTCAGTTCGTGCAGAGCGGCGGCAAGACGGTTATCGAATACAAGGAGGACACCGCGACGACCTACCTGACATGGTCAACAGTGGATGGTGATCAGACTCTCGATTTCATCTC